AAAATTAATATTTCAAGTAGGTCAGGCAAACAAAGCAATACAAGCACAAACACCTGCTCCTCAAGCACCTTCTGCCGTTGGCGCATTGATTGATCAAATTGTTGGTAATTGGGCACTTCCTGCTTTAGGTTTAGGTGCGTTAGCTGCCGCAGGTTATGCAGGTTATAAATCAGGTTCAGGTCCTAAAGAAGGATTGAAATCTAGAGACATTATGAGTCGGGTTGAGCCAACCATGGATGGTTCTGATTTGTCTAAAGCAACTCCTACTGCCGTTCCTATTGCTGTTGAAGAACCTAAAACAAAGTTTGCCGCTGAGTTTGAAACAAAGTATGGTGTGCCGTTAGCTAAAGCTGAAGAAATTAGTGGTGGCAAGATTACTAAGCAATGGGAAGCAGACATTGTTGGCAACGCAATTAAAAATCAATTGCCAATTACTGTTACAAAAGAAGCTCCCGTTACAACAGCAATAACAACTAAACCTGCAACCATGGCTGTTGCTCCCACTGCGGTAGCACCTGTTGCTACTGTTGCACCTGTTGCACCTGTTGTTCCTGCTGAGAAACCCGTATCTAAAGCTAAAAAGCCTGTTGATCCAACAGAAGCAGGTTTGACAAAGCAAGAAATTGGCATGAAGCGTTATTTGGAAAGTTTCTATGGTGGCGGTGAAGTTGGTGCTAAGACCTATGGCCAAGTTAATGAGATCCTTGGTTATCGCCCTGCATTTGAGCCAGGCAAGGGCGGTGGTTTAAAACCTGAAGAAAATGCAGTCATTAAAGGTTATCGCAAAGAAAACATTGAAGGTCCTAAAGTCAATCTTGATAAAGAAATGAAACGTGGATTAAAAGGTGGATTAGCTGTTGGTGCTTTGATGGCCATACCTGGCTTTGCAGATGCCGCACAAAGAAAAGATTATGGTCGCATGGTTGATTTAGCCAGTGACTTTGTTGTGCCTCCGTTTGCAGGATCAACCGAGTTAGGTGTTTCCACTCTTGGTGAAAAGCAAATGAAAGCTTTTGAAAATGCTCAGAAGTTAGGTAGCCCTTATCGTTCCGTACCACCGAGGTAATTATGGATGAAGTTACTCACGAACAAATCTACGAAAGACTGCTTGCAGTTGAAACTAAGGTAGATAGCATAGACAAGAACACTAAAGGACTTGTAGAGGCTTTTGATGCTTTGCAAGGTGCTTTTAAAGTGTTGGGATGGATTGCATCTGCTGCCAAACCTATTCTTTGGGTAGGTGGTTTAATCATGGCGGCTGGTGCTGTTTGGCAGACTTGGATTAAAAAATGATGGATTGGCTAGAAGCTATTGTGGCTCTAGCCTTTCTTTTTTGTTTTGTCATGTTCTGTTGTCATGTCATCCTTTGGGCAATGCCGTGAGATGGCTACTAGCACTTGTTTTAACTCTAGCACTTCACTCCACAGGAAAAGACTTGTGCAGTGTCAGGGAGTTTTGGTCAATTGCTTATACCATTCACAACCCTTCAGAAAGACATCAGCAACTCTCAATGTGGCTGACAAACAATGCAAGGTTTTGTAGAAGTCAAGATTTCGTGGTGATTTGGAACAACCTACCAGTATGGGCTGGAACAGCAGATTCATCAGAAATAAGAAGCAAAGTTATTCATGGATACAAAGAAGCACTTGAGCGTGAGAAGAAATGATTATCCCAAGCAAGTGGTATCCGATGGTTCAGCCAAGATACGATTTTCAGACTGTTGTTTTTGATAAGGCTGCTGAAAAAGTAGATGAAGACTACAGACTAGCAATGAAGGCTCACAAGGTTGAGTTAGCGATAGCAGAATTAGAAGTGGAACTGTATAACAAGAAGGCTAGAGTCAACCAATTAGAGTTGGCAATGTTCAAAAATCGTAGATTAGACGTGTACGCATAAGGATGAAAATGGAACATAACCAAGATGTCGTGGGTAAATTGACCTATTCTGTAACCTTAATGGTTGCCTCAACCCTTTGTTTATCAGTATTGGGCATGGTGGTTGCATTCTTACTTGGGTTGTGGGCAAAGGAAGTGGACAATGCAGAGATCTTTGCCATGCTTCACCCTGCTTTCCAAACCATCATTGGTGGCTTTATTGGGCTCTTAGCAGGTGTAAAACTTTCTCATGGTGATAGTCACCATAAATGCAGACATTGTGAGGATTGATTATGTTTGAAATGTTATCTGGTGGTTTACTAGGTTCAATCTTTGGTGGCATCTTTAGGATGGCTCCAGAGGTGCTGAAGTGGCTTGATAAAAAGGATGAAAGGCAACACGAGCTTGCACTTTTTTCTCGCCAATGTGAATTAGAGCAAATGCGTGGTCAGCAAAAGTTGGCTGAAATTGGCGCACAAAGAGAAGCCGCAATAGACGTAGGTGTCATGGATGCCTTCAACAACGCCATTAATCAGCAAGCAGAGATGGTTAAAGCCGCAGGTGGATGGGTAGCCTCACTTTCTGCTTCTGTACGGCCAGTAGTAACATATTGGGTACTATTTGTTTGGTCATTTATCCATGTTTGGTTTGCATGGAACGCTTGGCTCAATGGTTCACCTGCTACTGAAGTGTTTAAAACAATGATGACACCAGACTTTTCTGCATTGTTATCAGGAACAATAAATTATTGGTTCCTCGACAGAACTTTGTCTAAGCGTGGGTTATGAACTTAGAGATAGCCGCCTCACTCTGTAAGCAATTCGAGGGCTATCGGGCTAGGCCGTACCTATGTCCAGCCGGAGTGCCCACCATAGGCTATGGCTCGACTTACTATTCTGATGGGCGCAAAGTAACCTTGCAAGATCCACCAATGGATGAGCCTACTGCATCGGCATTATTGATGTACGAGCTTCAGCACACCTACTTGCCTAGCGCATTGCGGAACTGTCCGATTCTTGCAACAGATGAGCGCAGACTTAATGCAGTAGTTGATTTCTGCTATAACCTCGGAATTGGCAGGTTGCAGACCAGTACCCTTAAAAGAAAAATAAACGCTCAAGATTGGGAGGGCGCAAAAGAAGAATTAAAGAAGTGGAATAAGGGTGGTGGCAAAGTGCTTGCTGGCCTTGATAAACGTAGAAAAGCTGAATGTAACTTCATGTAAAAATCATGCAAAATATTCCAACCACTGAAGATGCTAAGTTGTTTGCACAAAGTGTCAGAAAGTGGCAAGAAGTGCTAAGTCTTGGTGATTGGCGTATTGAAAAGGGCATAAAACCCGCTAAAGCGGCCATGGCTTCTGTTGAATTTACCCCTGCTGCTAGACTTGCCGTTTATCGTTTAGGTGATTTTGGTGCTGAAAAGATAACACCTGAAAGTTTGGACAGGACTGCATTACACGAGTTACTTCACATCTTTTTACATGATTTGATGTCTGTGGCTACAGATCCAAAGTCCTCAGATGATGACATTGAAATGCAAGAGCATAGGGTTATCAATCTGCTAGAAAACTTATTGACTAAGGATTGCAATGGGCTCACATAATGAAACGTGTACGGATATGGAGTTCATCCAACTATGGGAGAAACTTCAATCTGCAACCGAAATAGCCAAACACCTTGGAATTCCCAATAGAGCAGTTCATTTGCGTAGAAGGTGGATTGAGGAAAATCATAAGATTACCTTAATAGCAAAAGACCATCGTGGTGCTAACTATGCCGCCAGTAGACCTAAATCCTTCTCTCCTTTAAGACAAGTAAAACTTGGGATGTTGGATTCATGTGTGATTGTGTTCTCAGATGCCCACTTCATTCCAAGTCAGCGTACAACGGCCTTTAAAGGGCTTCTATGGGCTATTCAAGAGTTCAAGCCCCATGCGGTGATATGTAACGGGGATGCCTTTGATGGAGCTTCTATATCACGCCACGATATAACTGACCAACCCCAAACTTCTGTCATTCAAGAGTTAAAAGCTACGCAAGATGCGTTGGGTGAAATAGAAGAAGTAGCCAAAGCAGCAAGGCACAATGTAAAGCTCCTGTTTACATGGGGTAACCACGATATTCGATTTGGCAATAGATTAGCCCAACACGCACCCCAATTTAAAGAAGTACAGGGCTTTAAGTTGACAGACCATATCCCAGATTGGGACTTTTGTTGGGCAGTATGGCCTACAGATAACGTAATTGTTAAGCATCGTTACAAAGGTGGTATTCATGCCACTCACAACAATACTGTTAATGCGGGTGTGTCAGTAGTTACTGGACACCTTCATAGCCTTAAAGTGACCCCTTTTAGCGACTATAACGGGGTTCGGTATGGTGTGGATACGGGTACTTTGGCTGAGACTGATGGGCCACAATTTACTTATGCTGAGATAAACCCAAGCAATCACAGGTCAGGTTTTGCGGTTCTAAACTTTTTTAATGGCCAACTGCTATGGCCTGAGTTAGTCCACAAGTTTGATGAAGACCAAATTCAATTCCGTGGAGAAGTCATTGATGTAGGTGCATTTTGAGTGCGTGGCTAATCATTTTGACGGGGGGCATCTATGCCTACATTGCGGGTGAACAGTTAATGAAAGATAACCCGCACATGGCTATTGTCTATGCGGGTTATGCGTTTAGCAACGTGGGCCTTTACTTGTTGGCAAAGTAGCTTATAAGTTACAAAGGCTCGTGAGCGTTTAGCGCAAAGG